TCATAGCCTCCTATCGCCAACGCAAAGCCATGAAGCGCTTGGACGAGTTGGTTCAGCAAACCCTCTCAAGCTACGAGCATCGCCAATACCTGGAGCGCCGCGCCGCTGCCTTGAAGGGGAGGGCGCGGGCATGAAGGTCTACGCTGACATCCCGAAGCGGTGTGTTGCGGCACCGGCTATCATTCGCATCGTCGGCAAGGCGATGACAGTCGAATGCCTGCGACCCGTTGCGGTCAACACCAAGCATCCCAGCTTGTCCGTCTGGAACTCGAAGGCAACCATGTGGGGGCAGGGGTGATCAAGGTAACACTCCCATCAGCAGAGTATCTGCGTGAGGCGCTGGCCTATGATCCTGCAAGCGGAACGTTGACCTGGCTCGAACGACCAAGGTCGCACTTTTCGGACGAGCGCTCTTGGAAAAAAACTAACTCAAGAATGATGGGTAAGCCCGCGTTCTCGACGCCCAGCAACAACGGCTATTTTGTCGGAACAATCGACGGTCGCCGTCTAGTTGCGCACAGGGTGGCATACACGATTTTCCACGGGTCATCCCCAGAGGGTGAAATAGACCACAGCAACGGCAATCGTAGAGACAACAGAATTGCCAATCTTCGCGATGTTTCAAGTTCAGAGAATAGGCGCAATGGGAGTCTTTCAAGGCGCAGCAGCAGCGGGATAACCGGTGTTACATTCAATACACAAAAGCGCCGATGGAAGGCTCACATTACAATTGGAAATACCAATCTTCATTTGGGGTATTTCGCGACCAAAGACGAGGCCGCCCAGGCGCGCCGCGACGCCGCCAGACGGCACGGCTTTGCCCCTCAGCATGGAAAGCCTCAATGCCGCTAGTTCTTACCCTCCCATGGCCCGATAAGGTTTTATGGCCCAACGGGCGCACACGCTCATTCCACAAGCGCGCCCGGCTAATCGCCTTGCATCGCCAATGGGGCAAGATAGCCGCCCTAGGGGCAGGCGCCAAGAACATCGCGCATGGTGACGAGCGCATTCCGGTGCATTTCCTCGTTCACCCAATGCCACGCGGGCCGGCGCCAGATCGCGACGCCTGTATATCGGCTTGCAAGAGCTATCTGGACGGCATCGCCGACGCGCTGGGCGTCAATGACAGCCTGTTCGATCCGCAGCCGCCGGTGATCGGCGAAAGGGGCGGTACCATCACGATTACGGTTGGGGAGGCGGCATGAGCCAACACCCGATCCCCGAATACCTTGAGCAAGTTTGTAGCACGATGGTGCGTAACTACGCACGTGAGGCTGGCGGGCCATTAGGCGTATCCGTCAACGAAGTGCTCGGACGCCAGCGCTTCAAGAATATGGTCATTGCTCGCAAGGCTGTCATGCGCCGTCTCTGGGAGGATGGGTTCTCCACTCCTGAGATCGGCTTCTTGCTGGGTCGCGACCACACAACCGTCCTGCACGGCTTGGGGAGGCTCAATAAGTGAGCCTTGCCGCGCTTGCCCGACAGATGCACGAAGCCGGCACGCCGATAGAGGGTATTCTATTGGCTCTAGAGGCAGTCGAAGAGCGGGACGCAGAGGCCGCTGCCAAGCGTGCCAAGGCCGCCGCTCGCAAGCAGGCTCAACGAGACAGAGAGCGTGACTGTCGCGTGACAGTCACAGGACAGTCACGCGACCGTCTCCCCTCCCTTGATAAAAGCCCCCAGACCCCAAAAATTAATCCCACCCCGCTCGTACACACACACGAGACGCGCACGCGAAGCGCCGCTTGGTCGTGTCCTGAAGGGGTCAATTCCGACCATTGGCGCGACTTTCTCGGAAACCGTCGACGCAAGAAGCTGGCGAATAGCGAAACCGCTCATGCCGCCGTGCTCCGCGATCTCGAAACCCTGACCGACGCCGACTGGCCGCCTGGGCGCTTGGTCGAGCACGCCGCAGCGAAGGGCTGGGGATCGATCAACAAACCTGAAGACGGATACCAAAATGGACAACGGCGAACCAACAGCATGGCAGGAAATCGGGGGGCTAGTGCCAGCGGGCACGGAACAACAGTTGACGCAGCGCAGCGATTCCTTGCCCGCCACACGCCGCAATTTGCCGGCTGATCTCCAGCCAGCATCCGTACCCGAGTTCATCCAGGCGGTTACCCCGTGCCTTCATCTGTGCGCACCGGTTGGGATGAGCTTGGAGGATCGCGATACGTGGTTCGACGCCGCCTACATGGCGATCGGACATCTGCCGCCGGACATTCTGCGCGACGCCGCCCGCGATGCAATGCGCAAGGCTGACCATCCCGCGAAGATTGTGCCCACCATTATGGCCGAAGCGGAGGAGCGCATGGAAATGCGCCGGCAAGCCAATCGCTATACGTCGCTGCCTTCACCCGCCGCTCATGACCAGCGGGACTTCGAGGCCTGGGCCGAAGCGCTTCCAACTGGCGGAGAGATCGGAGACGCGCCGCTGCGCTGGATCGACATCGCGGTTGCCCGAAACCTTATTCGCCGGATGCCTGATAGCTCGCTGATCGTTCGCCGAAAGCAGTCCGCATGACCCATCCCTACACCCTGGCATATCGAGAGATATAGAGGATGCCCAAGCCAACGCTCTCGGTCCCGGATGACTTCGCGATGTACGCATCAATTGAAGGCAACCTGAAGCTCCGCAAGCGATACAGCGTGGGCGGCGCCACAATCGAGCGTTGGCGTGCAACTATCGGAGCGAGGTACAATCGCCCGACTATGCCCAAAAAGATACCGATAGCGACGAAAAAGCGCATTCGGCGTCGGTGGGAAGCGCAGGAGCAAATCGAGGACATGGACGACTTCGGTATCGATGACATCGCCCGGAGTTTCAACCTCAAGTCATTCGCATTGGAGTGGTAAGCATGATCGCCTTGGTTTTTCTCATCGCAGCGTTGGTGCTCTTCATCGTTGCCGCGATCGGCGTCAGCACTCGCATCAACCTCCAGTCCGCCGGCCTCGTATGTCTCGTAGCTGCTATGCTGGCTGGCAAGGTCGTGTTCTGATGGCCGACGCACTGGACGACCTGAAGCGCAAGCTAGCCGCATCGGAGCGCTTGGGGGCTGGATACAAGGATCGCATCGAAGCACTCAAGCGGCAGATTGCCGAACTGGAGGGGGGTGATCAGTTGGTTGCGGGTGAAGGTGGGCAGCGCTGATCTGTATGGCATATCAGAAAGGCCAGTCCGGCAACCCAGGCGGTAGACCAAAGATCGTCTTAGCAAACGGCAAAAGTTTGCGTGACCTCGCACGTGAACACACGCAGGAGTGTATTGAGGCGCTTGTTGGCATCGTCCGGGAGAGCGATAACGATACTGCTCGACGTAGCGCGGCTACGGACCTTCTTGACCGAGGCTGGGGTAAGCCAACGCAGCCCCTGAGTGGCGATGACAGCATGCCGCCCTTGGCATTGGGCAGCGCCCCAGATGCGGTCATAGCCTGGCTTGCCGCTCAATCTCTTGGCGATGATGCTGAGACAACCAACCAAGGATGACATCCTTGCGGCGCGGGCAGAGTTAGCCAAGCGCCAGTTCTTCGCCAGAAAACGAGCGCCGTGGTCGAAGCAGTTCGATGCGCCTGCGCGGTACAAGGGTGCGCATGGCGGCCGTGCTAGCGGTAAGAGCCACGACTTCGCCGAGCGACTGATTGAGCGCTGCCTGAGGGGTAAGACGCGAGCCGTCTGCATCCGCGAAGTTCAGAACAGCCTCAAGGAGTCTGTGCGGCAGCTCATTATCGACAAGCTGCAAGCGTTTGGGTTGGGGGCGCAGTTCGAGGCGCTTGATGCTGAGATACGCGGGCCCAACGGTTCGTTGATCATATTCCGAGGAATGCAGTCGTACAACGCGGAGACGATCAAATCCCTTGAGGGGTACGACATCGCATGGGTCGAAGAGGCGCAGACGCTTAGCAAGACATCGCTTAAGATGCTTCGCCCGACAATCCGCGCGCCAGGGTCCGAGATTTGGGCGACGTGGAACCCACGGCACGATACCGACGCGATTGACGTGCTGTTGCGCGGTGCTTCACCCCCTCGAAACGCGATCGTTCGCCAGGTTAACTACAGCGACAACCCGTGGCTTCCAGATGAGATGCTGGAGGAAATGGAGGATGACAGGGCTCGCGATGCTGACGAGGCCGCGCACATTTGGGATGGAGCCTACGAGATAATCACGGAAGGCTCGTATTACGCATCGCTGCTAGCCGTAGCTGAGAAAGAAGGCCGGATTGGCCACTATCCATACGATCCGGCTCTACCGGTGCTGACGGCATGGGATATCGGGATGGACGACTACACCGCCATATGGTTCTTGCAGGAAAACGGTAGCGAGGTCCGCGCCATCGACTATTTCGAGACGAGCGGCGAAGGGGTCCCGGAGATCATCAAGCAGGCTTTGTTTGAGCTGGTGCCGCCGAATGAGCGCCAGCGGGAGTTGGAAGTGGAGCGGGATGTCCCGTTCGCGCGGTATGGCCGACATTTCCTACCGCATGACGTGGCTGTCAGGGAATGGGGTCCCGGTCGTTCGCGTCTGGCTACGTTGCGCGAGCATGGTGTGAAGGATGTCAATGTAGGCATCGCGGCAGGACCGGCAGAGCGCGTCAATGCTGGCCGCACGCTGTTTCCGCACATGCGCTTCAACAAGGCTACTTGCGATGTCGGGATCAAGCGGTTGCGCAACTACTCGCGCAAGAAGAACCGCACCATGGAAACATACGGTGGCCCGCTCCATGATGACAACAGCCACGGCGCAGACGCCTTTGGCGAGTTTGCCGTTAACTGCCATCTGACAAGGATCATCGCTAAGCCGAAGCTGCTCAACCCGCCATCGGGCGACTACCGCCCCAAGCGGCCCGCAAATAGTGGGAGCGCTTGGGGCTAGTCATAGGCGAAAATACGCCATGACTATGCCTGAACAGCGTGAGCTTGACGATAACCGCGACGGCATCGCCATTAGTGGCGCGTCCGACACGCTCCCGAAGTACATCATCGGCACACCACCTTCGATCGAGTCCTTGCGTAAGCGTCGCGATGATGCTGCTAGCGATCCCAACGGGCGTAGAGCACGGTCCAAGATCAGCCGGGCTTACTTCGACGGCAAGGGGCAGTTGAGCAGCCAAGTGCTTGCCATCCTCGAAATGCGCAAGCAGCCACAGATCTACACCAACCGCGTTCGGCCAGCTGTCAACGGCGTGCTTGGCGTGCTGGAGAACGCGCGATCTGACCCACAGGCCTACCCGCGCAACCCCGGCGACCAAGACAGCGCCGACGTTGTAACGAAGGTGCTGCGGTTCGTCGCTGATCAGTCCGACTTTGGCGATATCAAACAGGATGTGGCTGAGAACTTCCTGATCGAGGGCACGGGCGCTTGCATCATCGAAATGGATGGGGATGATATCGTTCCGACCCAGATCCGCTGGGAAGAATTCTACTGCGACCGCTATTCACGTCGGAACGACCGCAAAGACGCCCGGTTCATGGGTATCGCCAAGTGGGTCGATGTCGACCAGGTCAATAACAATCCTCGCTGGCAACAGGCGATCGAGGAATATGGCAACATCATGCAGCCTGCATCGAACGGCGCATGGTCGAGCGACTTCGAAGACCGTGGCGATCAGGGGTTAGGCTGGATCAACACGCGCCGCCGTCGTGTCTTGCTGTGCGAGGAATACGCGATCGAGCAGGGCGAGTGGAAACGCCTAGTCTATATCGGCGCGTGCGTGCTGGAATACAGCCCCAGTCCGTATCTCGACGAGAAGCGCCGGCCATGCAACCCGATCGAGGTAGCGGCGTGCTACGTTGATGAGAACAACGACGCATACGGCATTGTGGATGACATGATGCCGCTGCAAGACGAGATCAATGCGTCTCGCTCGCGGTCGCTGCATCTGATGAACTCGCGCCAGGTCCAGAACACCGATCCCACGGCCCCCCCGATCGACGCCGGGCTAGTGCGTGATGAGGCAGCCAAGGCGGATGGCATTATCCCGATGGGTTGGCAGGTCATTCCGACGCAGGACATGACGCAGGCCAACATGCTGCGTAATCAGGAGGCCAAGGGAGAGATCGAGCGCATGGGCCCGACTCCTGCGGTGCTCGGGCGGCAAGAGAGTGCGGGGCAGTCCGGACGCGCTCGGCTGGTATCGCAACAGGCCGGCCTTACCGAACTGGCCCGTCCGATCGCACGGCTCAATAATTGGGAGCTGCGCGTCTATCGCCAGATTTGGCAGCGTGCGAAGCAGTTTAAGACCGACCCATGGTTTATCCGCGTCACCGACGATGCAAGGGCGCCTGAGTTCCTGACGGTCAATGAGCCTGTCATGGGGATGGTGATGCAGCCTGTCACTGGCCCCGATGGTCAGCCTGTTGTTGATCCATCGACAGGCCAGCCAGCCGTCAGGCCGGGCATGGGCGTGGTCAAGATGAACCACCGCCTTGCCGAGCTTGACGTTGACATCATCCTAGACACGGTAGCCGACACGGCCACGCTTGCTCAGGAAGTGTGGGCAGAGCTTGTCCAGTTGGTTGGGCAGGCTGGCGGGCTTCAGGTGGTTTATACGCCGGCATTTGAGTTGATGATTGAAGCCAGTCCGCTGGCCGACAAGTCGCGCGTTATCGAGCTGATCAAGAAGGGCCGAGACGAGCAAGAGAAGAACCAGGTCGCCCAGCTCACACAGCAATTGCAGGGCGCTCAGCAGCAGATCGAGCAGATGGGCAAGGCATTGCAGCAGAAAAGCGAGCTAGCCGATCAGGAAACAGCGGCGAAGGTTGATAAGATCGTTGCAGAGACTGGGCTGACGCACGCCAAACGCGAAGCTCAGCAGGTCGATACCGAGCGCTCTGTCATCGGGATCATCTCGGGTCATGAAATCCCTCCGGCCCAGCCCGGAACCGCTTGACGCCCAGACTCACCGCACCGGACAATATTGCCGTGGCTATGCCTGAAAGGTGCGTGGCCATGTTCGGGGTGATGGCCTCGATAACAAACCATCCCTGCCACCGGGGCCCGGGTGCTGCGTAATGTCGCCGACGACACAGGCGAGAAAGGGTAAGGATGGAAGGGCAAATCGAAGCGATGTTCCGCAGTGATGCCGAGGCAAACCCGCCAGAGCCGACGCCGGAGCCCATCGTAGAGACGACGCCGGAAGCGCCGATCGTTGAACCTGAGGTTCAGCCTGAAACGCCGCCGGAACCTTCGCCGGAGCCAGCGCCCGATGCCGAAGCGCCCAAGGGCACCAAGCAAGTTCCGCTTGCGACGTTTCTTGACCAGCGCGACGAGAACAAGGAGCTAAAGCGCCGGTTAGCAGAGTTTGAGGCAACAAGCCGCGAGCGCCCTGCCGCCCCAAGCCCTTTTGATGATCCTGAAGGCTATGCGGCGTACACTCAGCAGGTTGTTGATGAGCGCTTGACGGAAGAGCGGTTCGCGATGAGCGACATGTTTGCCCGTCAGCAACATGGGGCAGAGACGGTAGACAGTGCGGTAGAGTGGGCTCAATCCCGAGCCCAGCAAGACCCGGCTTTCGCCATGTCCTACATGCGGCAGCAAAACCCTATCGATTGGATCGTCCAGCAGCACCGCCAGAGCGAGGTGTTGGGGCAGATCGGCAATCGTCCGTTGGATGACTTCATCCAGGATTACATCGCCAAGAACCCCGACAAATTCGCTTCGGCATCGGGCGCGGCAATCCCTGTCGCGCCTGCTATGCAACCGGCTCCAAAACCGCAGGCGCCGCCGAAGTCGATAGCAGGGGACGCAAGTTCACCAGCCAACGCCCCGGCCGATCCGTCAGCCTTTTGGAGCTTCCTCGATAGGAAGTAACAATGGCAGAAGTCGTACTCGCCAATGCGCTACAGGTTCAGCGCTGGAGCGAAGACCTTACGGTCGAATATATCCGCGAATCTGGCCTCATGCCCTACATGGGCACCGAAGCCACTTCAATCATCCGCGTCCGCAACGAACTGAAGAACGGCGCGGGCGACACCATCAACTTCCCGCTCATTCAGCGCATCAAGGGTCGCGGCGTCGTCGGTTCCGAAGTCCTGAAGGGCAACGAAGCTGACCTTGGTCTTGCCAACACGGCGGTCAAGGTTGACTGGAAGCGCAATGCGGTCAAGCTGCCCAAGTCCACGACGTTCCGCACGCCGCTGGATCTCTGGAACGCCGCCAAGCCGCAGTTGCGTTCGTGGTCGGCTGAAGCGCTGCGCGACGACACGCTGATTGCTTTCCAAGGCGTCATCGTTCCAGGCACGCTGGATGCCCAGGGCCTTCCCGGCACCGATACGCAGGTATCGTATGCATTGGCCTCCGCTGGCCAGCGCAATACGTATCTGGTGAACAACTCGGATCGTATCGTGATGGGCAACGCCCGCGCGAACATCTCGTCGGGAAACTGGGCAACGTCGCTCGGCAACGTCACCACTGCCTCGGGTCAGTCGTCGGCAGCTCATCTTCGCCTGCTCAAGCAGATCGCGAAGAATGCGGGTCAGACTGTCCCGTCCGGCTCGACTACTGGCTACACCACCAATATTCGCCCGTACAAGTCGGACATGACGGCTGGTCGTGAATGGTTCGTCTACTTCGTCGGTACGCGGGAGTTCGGCGTGCTGTCGCAGGATACGGCGATCCTCAACGCCAACCTTTACGCTCGCCCGCGTGAAGATGGCGCCGTGGATAAGAACCCGGTCTTCCAGGATGGTGACCTGATGTTCCAGGGCATCGTCATTCGGGAAGTTCCTGAGATCGACAATCAGATCCTCGCTGGCGCGGGTGGCTCGGGTGCCGATCTGGCATTCGGTTACTTCTGCGGCCAGTCGGCTGTGGCGGTAGCTTACGGCCAGAATCCGAAGCTGATCGAGGACAAGGACGAAGACTACGGTTTCCGTCCGGCGATTGCGATCGAGGAGCTTCGCGGACTCGCCAAGACCTCATTCGGCGGCGTCCAATACGGCATGGTCACTTCGATCACCGCCGTTCCGGCTCTGGCATAAGGAGTAACTGACAGTGGCTAACTTTCTCAGCCTCGAAACCACCCCGCCCGTCTACCCGATTTCGGGTGTCGGGTTGGGCGGTCGCACGACCCATTGGGCGCGCGGCACCTATACGATCTCCGCTGCTCTGGCGGCGGCCGACACGATCCAGTTGTTCGATTTGCCGCGCAACTCGCGCGTTCTGTCTGGCGGCTTTATCAAGTCGGACGATCTCGATACCGGCGGCACGGCCATCCGGTTCAACGTCGGTGATGCCGGCTCGGCAAGCCGTTACTTCGCGGCATCGGCTGTGGCCAGCACGGGCACGGTTGATACCACGATGGCGGCTACCGGCGTCGATTATGTCAATACGGCGAAGACCCGCGTGTTCGCGACGGTTTCGGTGGCTCCGACCACCGGCGCCACGACCGGTACGTTTACGGTCATGCTGCCGTACATTGTCGAGGAGCCGGCGTAATGTCTAACTTCAAGGCAACGTGGCTGGGTGACACCGACCCCGGCGCCCAGATCATCTACATGGGTGATCTGCGCTTCATCAAAGGCGAGCCCACGACCGTTCCGGCAAACCATGAGTTTGCCGAGATGATCAAGGGCAACCCGACCTTCTCGACCGAGGGCAAGGCCGAAGCCGTCAGGGCTGTCGAGCCCTCCGAGGATGAGCAAACTTCGGCAGCTGAACAGGGGACCGTCAAGGGCAACCTGAAGGCTCAACTGAAGCTGCGTGGCGTCGAGATGAGGGGTAATCCCTCGGAAGAGACGCTGCGCGCTAAGTTGGCCGAGGCGACGAAGGATGAAACCTCGCCCCCTGCACTCGGTAACATGGTGCGTTAATGGCATCCTGCCGTCATGTGATCAACGGTGCCCTGCGCAAGCTTGGAAGGCTTGGCGGTGGCCGTGAACCACGGACGGCGGATGCTGCCGATGCGCTGGCGGCGCTCCAGGGGCTTTACCTCTCCTGGATCGCTTCCGGCGCATTCGGACGCCTTCGCGACGTGATTGCGGAGGCGGATATTACGGCGATCGAAGGCTGCCGCATCATTCGAGACGAAACGGTTGTGACGGTGACGTTACCCGAGGTCGTGCCAGCCTATTGCGACCCGCTGCCCTATAATCTTGAGCGCGACTATTACACCACTAACCCGGTGGACAGTAACAATAGGCCGCCACGCGACGGCTCCGTGATCCAGATCAAAGACACGGTTGGCGGCCAGGTTGCGAGCTACGTCTATGACGGCACGCTGCGTGAGTGGGTGCAGATCGAGATGCTCCAGATGGACAACGAGGCGCCGCGATCGGTGACCGATCCTGAAGGGCTGTCAGCTACACTGGCGATGGAGCTGGCGGATACGTTCGGCGCCGAGATTGGTCCCACGACCCTTAGACAAGCGGGCCGCTACACAACCGCCATGATCAACAATCCGTCTGCCCCGCGCCGGGAGGCTGTGGGCGTTTATTTCTGACGGCTGGGAGCCATGAATGCCGATCGTACCTCTTGGCATCGGAGCATATAAACGATCGTCGGGCTTTGTGCCCGAGGTGCAGCTGCGCAATTTCTACCTTGAGCAGGACGCTAGCGGGATCAGCCCTGACAAGACGCTTCGTATCCAGCGCCCCGGTCTGACGGTATATAACACGCTTCCCGAAAGCATCAGGGGAATTAACTTCCGGGATTCAACAAGCGAGACATTCACGGTTGGCGGTGGCCTGCTATACAACGGAAGTTCCCCCGTTGGGGCGATTGCCGGGGTAGGCATTACGCCGATGGTGGCAACGCCTTTCAGTCTGTTCATTGCTGGCGGTGGCGCGCTCTACGCCTACGATACGGTTCTGGCTACGATCGCGTTGCCTGATGATGCTCCGGATGACGGAACGGTGCAGGACATCGACCAGCTCAACGGTTATTGCCTAGTGCTGCTCCCGAATGGTCGTTTCTACTGGGTAGTTCCTGGTGAGGCGACAATTGACCCGCTGAACTTCGCCACAGCCGAAAGCCTGCCGGACGGGGCAGAGGCAATCGTGCGGCTGGGGGATGAGTTCGTCATTCTCGGTACTGAAAGCGGAGAGGTGTGGCAGCCTACGGGGGACGCGGATGCCCCATTCCAGCGCGCGACCGGGCGTGGTTATGAGAAGGGCTGCCTCTATCGCGATACCGCTGTCAGGTTCGACAACACTCTAGTATGGGTGACCGATCAGTATGAAGTGTGTCGGGCATCTGCCGTTCCTCAGGTCATTAGCAACCCCGCGCTTTCGGATCGCATTCGTCGCGCTACGGGCGATTGTTCTGCTTGGACATTCGCAGTCGATGGCCATGATTTCTATGTGCTGCGTATTCCAGGACAAGGTACTTTTGCCTATGACGCTCTGACGCAATCGTGGTCGGAGTTCTCAACCTATCAGGAGTCCGTCTGGCGCCCACATGTTGGCATCCAGCATGACGGGGTTATCCTGGCCGGTTCGTCAGTAGACGGGAAAATCTATAAGGTAGACCCTGAGAACGCGACCGATGACGGGACGCTGATCGAGCGCATCGTGACCGCGACGGTTGGGATCAACGCCAAACCTCCTCGCAACGATAGCGTGTCGATCGGCGTCGGGTGTTCGAGTGACACGATCATTCGGTTGCGCTGGAAAGACGGGCAGGACGACTACCCGGATTATTACGATGAGATTGCAACTCGTGCGCCGTTCGATGTAGCGCAACTCTGGAGACTTGGCCAACCAGATCAACCTTATCGGACGCTGGAAATAAGCTGCATCTCGCCTGAGAAGATTAGCCTGTTTGGCATGGTCGTTAATTCGGGCTGGGCCTGATGGCAGATTTCGTTCGCATCCCAACATTCTCGCAGCGCGATCCGGCGGTTGATAAAGATGGCCGCTTCACGAACGCCACATTGAGCACCTTAAACGATGCCCTCGGGCAAATCGTGGTGGCCATCAACGCGATTGCCGCACTTCCCGAGATACAGGACGCTTTGGTAGAATTAGATGCCGCCACGGCCGCCGCGCAGGCGGCGGCAGACAATGCGAACGCGGCGACGGCAACGAACACAGCGACCACTTCGCTGGCTAACAGTTATGTTTCTGGCCTAACGCTGACGGCCACGGACGCCGGCACGGACGCAACTATCACGATCTCTGCCCACACGCGGGTTTATGGGGATGGCACGTCGGTAAGCGTCTCTGGCGGCTCTCTGACGGGCCTGGCCTACGATACGACCTATTATGTCTATTACGACCAGCCGAGCCGGTCAGGGGGGTCCGTAACCTATCAGAGCACGACGGACCCGACGATTGCCGCGCAGACCGGGGACAGGCATGTTGTCGGGTCCACGACAACGCCACTAGCAGCGGGGGCGCCGATCGACGGCGATCCAGTGCTTCCGCCAGGCGCTGGCGCGATCAAGAAGCTGTCCGGCGCATGATCGAGCGAGTGCATGATGCCAACATGATCAACGCAATCGCGAACGAAGCGACGGTCAGGCAATTGATGTTCGTGGGCATGATGTACCCACTGCACGATCTCGATTTCTCGGATTGCCTGGATAACAAGCAGAATATCTGTCTGATGGACGACAAGGGCTTCTGCTCCATTTTCCAGTGGAGCGCGCCCGGCGTGTACGAATGCCATATTATGGCGCCCAAGTCGGCAAGGGGTGCGTCGTGCATGGCGTCGGCCCGCGAGATGTTGGCACATATGCGCGAACAAGGCGCTCGTTTGGTATGGGGGCGTCCATCAATCTACAATCGTGCCGCCATATGCTTTATCCGCCGAATGGGCCTGAAATCGGCTGGCTTCGGTACGGATGCGGCGGCTGGTGACGTGCAGTATTTCGTGACGGAGGACTTCTAGTGCCACCTGTAGCCATCGCGGCGGGCATTGCGGCCGGCGGCTCCATCATCGGAGGCGCCATTTCGTCGGGGGCGGCCAGCAAGGCGGCCAAGGCCCAACAGTCCGTTGCTCAGCAGCAGATCGCCGCCAACAACGCCAATCGTCAGCAGATCATCGGCATGGAACAGCCGACCATCGATCGCGGCAACGCGGCGGGAAGCGTTTATGGTGGGTTGCTCGGGTTGGGCGACGCAGCGGCTTCGCAAAAAGCGCTGGACACCTGGCGCGGCTCGATCAGTTATGACGATCTGCTCAAGACCGGCAACGCCGCTGTCAATGCGAATGCTTATGCGCGCGGCATGGGGGATAGCGGCGCAACGTTGAAAGCCCTCCAGTCCAGAGGGCAATCGCTCGCGAACCAGACGCAGGGCATCTACATGTCCAACCTCAACAACCTGATCCAGACCGGCAATAGCGCGATCGGTAACGTCGCAGGGGTTTCCACGCAGACGACCGGCGCCAACAACGCGGCATTGCAGAACAGCGCCGATGCGGCCTCGAATGCTGCGCTTATCTCGGGGGCCGGGTGGCAGAATGCGCTGAAGAACCTGACGAACATAGGTTCTAGCATGGCCAGCAGCTTTGGCGGCGGGGGAGCGAACCCCGGCGCGCCGATCAGCGGGCAGATGCCAGGTTATGGGGCAGTCAACCCCATGCAGCCTACCGGCTATTTTGGGACGCCTCCTTTCGCGCCGGGGTATTGAGATGGCAGTAGATTGGGGTCTGGCCAAGCCAGAAGGCGGTGCCTACGACTACCTCCAGAGCCTTCAGCAAATGGGCCAGCTCGCGGCTCAAAAGCAGGCCCTGTCGCAGAACCAGTACGCGTTCAACCGGCAGCGTACAGCTGATCAGCAGCGCCCGCAGATCATCGCTCAAGCGCGTGGCGGGGACTATAATGGCGCCCAAGATACGGCGTTCAGCAATGGCGACATGGATGCGCTCAAGTTCGTCGGTAGTCTTCAAGATACCCAGCGCGCTCAGCTCGGTCAGCATGCCGATGCAATCGCAGCTGTAGCGGCGAATCTGGCGAAGCTTCCGGCAGATCAGCGTCGGGCGGCTCTGGCCGCTGCCGCGCCAGGATTGCAGCGCTTCGGCTTTACTCCAGAGGAGATCGCAGCAGCTGATGTGAGTGATGCCGGATTGACCGGGTATATCTCGGCAGCCTCTTCAACCAAGAGCGCGCTTGAGAGCTACTATGACAGCCAGAAGCCGCTTACCGTGGCGGATGGTGCGCAAGTTTTCGGCGCTACCCCGATGGGTGGCGGACAGCGCCCGCTCATCGCGGAGAACCAAAAGGATATCGTACCGCAAAAGCCGGTATGGGATTCCGAGCGCGGCGGCTGGGTGTATCCGCCAAGCGCTGGTGCGCCGACCGGATCGATGACGCCACTTGGCGGCGCGGCACCCGAATCTCCAGCAGCATCCAGCGTTCGGCGCAAGGGTGGCTGGACACCAAAGGCCAGCGACGGCGGCGACAACCCAGATGGCGTGGTGGACCAAAAGATCGCATTTCTGAGCAAGGCGCTGGGCATCGATCCAAACGCCAGGCTTTCGCCCGATCAGGTTGGAGCGTTGGCGGGGCCGCTTGCTGCTACGGAAGGCGGTCCAGGCTCGCTGGCTGACAGGAATAACAATCCAGGCAATATCCGGGACGGCAAGTTCGCAAGGAGCCTTCCGGGATATATCGGCACTGGCGACGGCGGGTTTGCGAAATTCGCGACAAAAGGCGATGGGGTGAACGCCACGAAAGCCTTGCTGATGAAGAAGTTTACTGGTGGGGCTGCATCAATCACCGACATAATCGCCGGGAAGCCGGTGGCCGGCCAATCCACATCGCCGCAAGCAGCGCCATCGGGAGGTAGTTTCGTTCCTGTAGTGGCGCCAAAGAACAAGGACTATCGCATCCTGACGCCGCAGGAAGCGCAACAGCGCGGCCTTGACTCTCAATCGAAGTGGCAGATTGGCCCCAACAATCAGATTACTGCTCTACCGGCTAAGGGCGATAAGCCGCTGACTGAAATACAGTCAAAAGCCACCGGATACCTCGGGACCATGCTCGCCTCGTCCAAGGCATTGGCAGAGGTGAGGGGTTACAATCCAGACGAAGTATCGATCGGACTTTCGACGCTTGGCGCTGGCAACCCGTTGAAGCGCAATATCAGTCAGGCATCGCGCCGCGTTCTCAATGCCCAGCTCGGCTTTGCGGAAGCCGCGTTGCGTCTGGAGTCGGGTGCAGCGGTTACGCCGCAGGAAATCGCCGATAAGGCACAGGTGCTATTCCCCATGCCGGGTGATGGCCCGGATGTGCAGCGCGACAAGCGTCGTCAGCGTGAGGCCGCGATCAAGGGGATGCGCGTGGCGGCGGGACCGGGGTCTGACAATTTCCCGTTCCTCGGTGATACGTCAAAAACTGGCGTAAACGCCCCGCGCGCCCAGCCCAAGCCGGGCTGGAAGATCACGGAGCGCAAATAATGGCCCGCAAGCTTTCCGTCACTACCCCGAACGGTAAGACGTATGATATCGAGGCTCCAGACGATGCTACGGATGCCGACATTCAGGCTGAAGTCTTGCGCGTTCACCCGGAGGCGGCGGGTGACTTAGCTCCTAGTACGGTTCAGGTTGAAGGCGGACGCCTGCCTGGACCGAACGAACCAGGATATAGCAATTTCATCAGCGCTGGCTATCAGACCGATGCCCATGGTAATCTGCTGCCGAAAGCACCGGATCAGCGCCCGGTATCGCAATCGCAGGGCTTTGCCGAGGGCTTTGAGAAGCCGTGGAACAACGCGGCTGACTGGCTCACGCAGGGCATAAATAAAACTATTCCCTCTGCACGAGAGGCCGCAACGGGCAATTTAGACCTTTCGATGCTTGCTGATCCATCTGCGTTGATCAAGATGGGCCTTGCGGGTGCTTCGTATGCGGGAGCAGCCCTTGAAGGTAACGGCAACCTCCAGGCGGGTGATGCGATCAACAAGCTTGGCGCACCTCTCGGTATGGCGCCAAGCGTACAGGCCGCGCGTGATACGCAACAGCAGAGCCGCGACCAATCGCCGTATCAGAGCGGAGGGCTCGGGAAGTTCGCCGGTGAGGTAACCGGCGCAGTACTGTTGAGCCGACTGCCAGGCGGGGCATTTTCGCAAGGCGCGCAGGCCGGCGCATTGCTCACCGACACACCGAATGACACGGTAGGCGTAGCTAAGGATGCGGCGATCGGTGGCACGCTCGGCCAAGCCGGTTCAACGCTTCTACGCGGGATTAGTAGGGCTGCCGCGCCAACTATCAATCAGGGGCTACAGACGCTGCTTGACGCTGGCATCCGAGTGACGCCTGGGCAAGCGGCGCGCTCCACAGGGACAGGCATTGGCCGGTTTCTCGGCTCCGTTGAGGACAAGGCCATGTCTCGCCCATTTGTGGGCGGCATGATTACGGCTGGCCGCAATAATTCATTGAATGATTTCGCGCGGGCGACGATCAATCGCGCTGTTCAGCCGATCGGAGAGACTCTTCCGGGTAACTTTGACCTGAGAACCACCGCCGGTGCTCGGGATGCGATTCGGTGGGCGGGCGATAGGCTATCGGCAGAATATAACGCATTATCGCCACGTATTAGAATGAACGGTAACGACCCGCAATTTATAGATGATCTTACCCAAATTCAAAATTCAGTTGGTGATATGGTTGAGCCGCGCCAGCGCCAATTCCAAACAATCCTAGGCGGATTGGAGCGATTTTGGCGGACCAATGGGACAGAGCTTAATGGGCAAGCATTCCGTGACGTAGACACGCGCCTTGGAGAGAATATCAGGCGCTTCGCTACCTCTCAAGACGCCGACCAGCGCCAATTGGGCGAAGCTCTCCAGAGCGTCCGCGATTCGCTATATGAGGCGGCGATGCGCCAGAACCCGGAGATCGCAGGGCGCATGCGTGATCTCAACACGGGATGGAGATCGCTAGTGCAGGTTGAGCGGGCGGCGGGCACCAGCAAAGGTCTCCCAACGCCAGCAGGCTACAGCCAAGCGGTAAAGATGAGCAGCGACACCGTGCGCCGCCGTGGTTACTCGCGGGGTGACGCGCTCAATCAGGATTTGAGCGACCCGGCATCCGATATCCTGCCTAGCGCGATCGCAGACAGTGGAACTGCTGGCCGTAGCCCAACCTTGCGAGCTGGGGCGGTCGGACTTGCACAAGCGCTGCCTTATCTGGCGGCGCAGCGTATCACACCGGCACTCTTGAGGCAGAATGGCGGGTCACCCGCGATTGCGCGGCTTCTTGAATATGGAGCGAACGCCGCGCCCTACGTAGCGCCCCCCCTGATAAGCCAGTATCGATAGGGACCGCCTGCGCCAGCGGCGCGTATCCGCCCAGGCGGTGGTTATGATAGCTGCTGTTCCGGCAGCCAATGCAGAGCCTAACGACATATGGAGTGTTAGTTAGCACACCCCGCATCGTTCTAAAATACCCCAGCACTATGCCTGAACGGGGTACCGATGAGCGTTGTCGACATCACCTTTCCTGGGAACATCTCGCAGGTCGATAGCGCGGCGGCGCTGCGGGCCGTTCCGTCCAATTCCATCTATGATACTGCGATCTATCTTGTCGTGGACCTGGGATTCTTCGGGTTCGACGCGGGCTCAACCGCCGACGACAATGGCGTTTCAGTATTGAGGCCAAATGACCTGACACCCCTTCAGGCCGGCCGCTGGTTAATCAGCGGCGGGTCTGTCTTCGATACCGGCTTGAGGGCGGACCTTGCATCAACAGACCTCGGCAAGGGAATAGACCTGATAGGTCGAGCTCGCAAGCGCCTGTCTACCGATCAGATCTATTACGTCCGCACGGATGGCAGCGATTCCAACATCGGCACGACGAACACTTCCGGAGGCGCCTTCCTGACCATTCAGAAGGCGATCGACACCGTTTACAACACGCTCGACTTCAACGGGCATGTGGTGACTATCCAGGTTGCGGACGGCACGTATACCGCTCCGCTTTCCATACATGGACTGGCGACTGGCGCCACAGCAAATCAGCCATTCCGACTGCTCGGCAACGAAGCAACGCCGGCCAGCGTAGTAATTTCCGTCACTGGTAGCAACGCCCTTACGATGGAAAACGGGGCGTATCTGCTGATCGCTGGCGTCACGATGCAAACCACCATTGATGGGGCGGGTTGGAGCGTCGCCAGCAATTCTATGCTTGAGCATCGAAACTGCCGATTCGGCAACGTGGCAACCGACGTGATTATATCGCAACACCATGCGTCGGTGCGCGCACTTGGCCCGACGACGATTGCCGGCAACGCGGTGACGTTTCTCCACGCAACCAAACGGTCGATTATCGACTTCGCCAGCCAGACATTGACCTATGTGTCAAATCCGACGTTCTCAACCTACCTGTTCGGGCTCAACGATGCCTCAGTAAATCTGGATAGCGCGACCATTGTCGGCACGGCGACGGGCCGCATTCTGGTGCATGACGGCGCCATTCTCAACATATCCAGCCTGACCGGCAACCCGCTGGGAGGTACGGCGTATGAGGTGGAAGACGGCGGCTACATAGCCAATCCAGACCTGATGACGGCGCGGACGCTGTACGTGAACCCGGCCGGTAACGATGCGAACGACGGCTTTGCCAATACCGCAACACGCGCGTTTGCCACAATCCAGGCCGCGATCAACACGCTGGCGAAGATGCCATACGACCCCAAAGGTTTTGCTGCCGGCGCGGGCTGGGTCATCAAGCTCGCGGACGGCACTTACGGCGAGACGGTAAAGCTCTACAACGTGCCCTATTTCGATGTGACGTTGCGCGGCAACACCGTGACGCCGGGGAATGTGATCATCTCCGGGACTTCGGATGGCATCACGTCGATCGGCACACGTACCAACTGGAATCTCGATAGCTTCCGCATCAACGCAGCAGCCGGCCTTGGTCTGCGCGTTGAACAGAACTCGGCGGTTTCCTTCCAGAACATCGTCTGGGGTGTATGCACTAGTGGGCATATCCAAACGCTCTCGGGCGGCGTGGTCAATGTAACCGGATCGTATGCCATTGCGGCGGCAGCCCCGTTCCATATCATTGCGCGCCTCGATAGCGTGATCGATATCCCGGCAGTAACTGTCACTATCACTGGCACGCCTGCGTTCTCTGGAGCCTTCGCGCTGGTGCAGCAAGCATCGGCGGTGCGTATCAACGGCGCGACCTTCACAGGTGCAGCGACGGGCACACGCTACAGCATTGCGACCAATGGCGTCATCGACACGAACGGCGGCGGAGCATCCTACCTTCCGGGGGGCTCGGCGGGCGCGACTGCCACGGGGGGGCAATACGCATGAGCACTGCAGCTATCACTTTTCCGGGCAACATTGCTCAAGTTGCCAGTGCAGCAGAGCTACGGGCTGTGCCGTCTAGCTACATAAAAAGCGATGAGCTTTACTATGTGAAGTCACTTGCTGCTATTTTCCGATGGGAGCCCGCGTCTAACGCGTCTGATGATGGCGCTACGGCCATCCGCCCGAATGATATTGATGGCCACTCTGGCCGATGGGTGGCCGCTCTTGGTAACGGATCGCAGGGCCATATTTCCAATGACATTCTTCTATCCGGCATCTCAACGGACGGACTCATCAACCCGCGCGACGTTTACCCGGTGGGGGACCTTTGCTATGTCACCAACAACGGCAACAGTTCGATCACCATCTACGATACGTCAACAACTCCTCCGACGCTGTTGAGCGACACAGCGCAATCCGGACTATTGCAGTTCCGTAGCTTGGTTGTTGCTGGAGAATATCTGTTCACAACCGTTCAGGGAACGACTGGATCGCCTGGAAATTCGTTTGCTGTATTCAACATCCGAAATCCGTCAGCCCCTATATTCATCGTCAATAAGACCAGCGCCAATCTATGGCGTCCTGCGTGCTGTGTACTTTCGGGTAATATTCTTCTCGTCAGCGGCGTGTCGCAGCCAGGCGTCTGGCCAATAATCCTCCAGGGCGCTAAAATGGTCGCCTTCGATGTGACTGACCCGTCGAATCCCGTCGAATTGGGTTCATGGGCGACTCCAGATTCATTTTCTATCAGTAAATTTTCAGTTTACGATAACCGATTTTTCATTGTCACTAGTGACCCGGTTGGGATCAGTACGTCGAACAATTTCTATGTCGTGGACTTTTCCAACCCAGCCGCCATGACGTTAGTCGGAACGCTGGCACTTGCGCCGATTGGCGGCGTCGCGGCCAATGTCGCAGATGTCATCTATAGTGATGGCTATTGCTATATGTCGTGCGAGGGAGGTGGCGGCTTCACCATTGTCGATGTCAATCAGCCTACCGCGCCGACCCAAGTTGTGCATCAGGCAATCCCAAGCATAGCAGACGGGCAGCCTTCAGAATCGACCGGCATAGCCGTTTTCGGCAACACGGTAGTGGTGTCAGATTTGCTCAATTCGGTTTTCTATGTTTACGATGTTACGGACAAGGGTGCTCCAGTTTTACTTTCGACTGGAACACAGGGCTTGAGCACTCCCGGCCGAATGGTGACAGAGGGGCGCAATACATTCATCGCTAATCGCGGGCAATTCGGGGTAGCTGGACTAGGAATACAGAATTTAGGCGGCCCGATTCTGTCAACGGCAGAGATAGGCAGTCTGGGTGTCACCTCCCTTCGCGCCGGAGGACTGACTAGCCTGTCGCGCGTGATCGTTCACGATACGCTAAATGTTGGCGGGAGCGCATGGTTCGCTGGGCGCTTTGGGATAAGTGGGGCGATTAATTCAATTGGCGGACAGACGTTCAAGGGCGGTACAAAGGTCTATTGTGCGGGCGCCCTTGCAACGGACGTTGTAGCAGATGGAAACTCTGGCGGCATTCGGGTTTTGTCTTATGGGGCGACAAACTCAATTATCTCTGGCGGCGTTGCGGCGGGCACTGAGATATCCCCAACCATTCCGCTGACTAATGCCTTAGTGGCTTACCGATTCAATTATTGGAGTGGAACGTCGTTCTCACGTTTTGCGGAAATTCAGGGTATTCTAATAGAGCCAACGCCGAGCGCTACAGCAGCGGGCGGGCGGCTTCTATTCCGCATCAACGCTCTTGGCAGCGCCGCGCAAACCGAAGTCGCTAGAATGGACGTGGCAACCGGGCTGTCCTTGTTCGGCGCTAATCCGGTCATCAACCAGAACCGTCACTTTGTTCTCCGCAGCTACACCACAGCGCAAATCAATGCCCTGACGGGGATGACTGCCGGGGAAGTGGTTTACTGCTCTGACGCGGCTGGAGGAGCAACGATAGCGTTCTACAACGGCGCATGGAAGAAATGCAGCTTTACCGCCCTTTAACTCCAAGGAGAATGACCATGCCTGACGACGACCAAGTGAGCCACCCGGCTCCCACGCCAACCCCGACGCCAACCCCGACGCCGCCGCCCACCAAGCCGGGGTTCTAAAGCATGTCGCCCGATCAGATCATCTGGGCTTTGATGCTGTTCGGCGTGCTGCCGTCGTCGTTCGTCAATCGATCGGCGGCGGTGGTGCTGATCACGTTCGGCCTGGGTTATGTTGGCTGGCGTATCGGGCTCCCGGAGCCGCACACCCAGCTCGCGCTCTATGTCGGCGCGCTCGCCGTCGGTGTATGGTTCCGCGCGTCGCTCGCCCAAGATGTAGCTCTGGCGATGTTCCTGCCGCTCGCGGCGGCGATGGTCGCATGGCTCGCGGGATACGTGACCGACCTAGAGGCATGGAACGCCGCGTTTTGGCTCACCCTCATGCAGATAGCAGCGGTTCCCTTCGGCAATGATTGGGGGTCCATTGGCGTGTTTGTCCGCAAGGTAGCGCGGGGACTTCCCGCCAACCGAATGGAGATGTCTCTTGAGCCCGTGCGGTGAGCCAGGAGCTTGTAGTCGCCCTGTTTGGGGTCGGGGGAAGCATCCTGGGGACGGGGGGTCTGTTGGGTCTGCTCAATGCGCGCATGAAGATCGGTGCGGCCAAGGAGAAAAGCGAGATCGAACGACTGCGCTTGGACATCGCGGAATTTCGTTCAGAGCTAAGTGCCTGCGAGGACCGGCACACCGTTCTGGAAACCCGGCTCAAGGCGGTCGAGTTCGACAACGCCATCTTTCTGGCACGCTGGAAGAAGGACGCGACCAAGCGCCTCATTTGGATCTCGGACAAGGCGTTCCTGATGATCTTCGCGCCGCTGGGCTATGCGTCCAGAGACGACTTGCAGGGACACACATTCGCGGAGTTGCTCGGGGACGTGGAGGCTATCCGGGAGATCGATCTTCTGGATCAAATCGCCCTCGCGCAACCGCGCAGCGTCGTGTCGAACCTCATCAATCTACAGCCCGGCGGCCCTCCCACGATGGTTTTGAAGGTCGCCACGATGGTCGATGATGAGCTTGTCTACGAGGGGTACGCCTATCAGGCGTCGCATCCCGATCTGCTCATAGCGGCCGGCAAGGCGCGCCAGGCCCGGCAGATCGAAGCTTCCACCACTCACTTGCTCAAGGACAAGTTGGATGACACCCTCTAATAAATGCGCGGACCTCATCAAGTCCTTTGAGCAATGTCGCCTCAAGGCATACATGCCCACGCCCAACGATGTGCCTACGATCGGCTGGGGCTCGACGGGACCTGACATCAAGCTCGGCATGACCTGGACGCAGCAACAGGCGGACGAACGGTTCGCATCGGATCTAGCCAAGTTCGGCGCGAAGGTTGCAGCCGATCTCGGAACAGCGCCGACGACGCAAGGCCAGTTCGATGCGATGACGAGCCTCGCTTATAACATCGGCGAAGGGGCATTCTCCAAATCCACGCTGCTCAAGCGTCACCTAGCGCACGATTACGACGGTGCTGCGGCACAATTCGCCGTCTGGAATAAGCAGGCTGGGAAGGTGCTCAACGGGCTGGTTCGCCGCCGCACCGCTGAAGCCAGAATATACAGAGGATTGTCGGTATGAGCTGGTCTTTCCTCAAAGGTCCGAACAACACCCATGTAGAGCTTGGCCGCTTGCTATGGGCAGTCGGCACGATCGCGCTCATCGCCTATCAGGGCGTCGCCATCTGGTTCAACAAGCAGCCGTTCAGCCCTGTCGAGTTCGGGGCAGGAGAGGCTGCTATCCTCGCGGCCGGCGGGTTCGGGATCGCGGCCAAGGATACGGGGGTCGCGAAAGCAGCCTCTACCAATGCCGCGACGGAGACACAGTGATGTTCGGACTTCCCCGCATACAGTCGATCGTTGCCGGCGGATTGCTCGCGATTATCATCGGGCTGACGGTAGCGCTATTCATCGCCAACGGCAACGCGCGGCATTGGCAGAAGCTCGATGTGCTGCACTCGGCCCAGCGCGATACGGAGATCGCAAAGAACGCTGTCAATCTGGAATCGATCACGCGCCTATCGGGCGCACTGGACGCGAAGAACGCGGAAAGCGAGGCGAGGGCGAAAGCCTATGCCGACGTGAAAGCGTCTGACGCGGCGACGATCGCTGATCTGGACAAGCGCCAGAAGGCCGATGCGAGCCGCCTGGAGACGTTGCAGCGGTTGGCAAGGGATTTGCCTGACAACCCAGCTTGCCGCGTCCCTGCGGCTCTGAGCGCCCAAACAGGGGGTCTTTGATGCGCCGTCTAATTCTAACGCTGGTCGCGTGGTCGCTATTGCCCGGCGGCTGTGTTGCTGATCAATCTCGGCCGGCCGTCGAGATTCGAACCGTCACCGTGTACAAGGATGTGCAGCGCCCATGCCCGGTAACGGTCCCAACTCGCCCGGCGCCGCTGCCCTCCAAAATGCCAACCGATCTCGCGAAGTTTGCCGCCACTGTGCTGGCAAAGCTGGTCGAATACGCAGGGCCGGGTCGCTATGCCGACAAGGCAGATGCGGCGATCAAGACCTGCACCAATCCCTAAGGCGCCGTGGACACCAGACAAGTAACGACTCAAGCAGAATGCCCACGGCAGGGTAGGGGTTAGAGCGGGCGGTTTCCAACATGTCGAGAGTGTTGCTGCGGGCGGGATTGGTTACCCGCTATCAGGGCCGTTATGCGGATGGCCTCCTGTAGCTCGTCCGTTCCGCTCGCGTGTCCATCCACGCCGCCGCAGCATATGTACCCTACTCCTTTCCTCTACCGAACGCAACTTGACGGGGAGGGGGTTTTCTGTTAGCGATGGTGTTGCTAGTGTGATCCGGTGAAGATCGGGGTAGGTCTGGCACTGACAGCTAAGCAATGGTTTGGCTGACGCTTCCGGAGACGGATATGCGGGATAAGGATTGGGGGATATCCCGGTCGAGCGCCCGCCTTATTCCCTTGTTGGATTCGCGCGAGCAAACCGCCCGCATGAAATACGAACCAGACGAGCAATTCGGCATCCCCATCGGCCTCCCTCCCGAGATGATGCCAGATATACCCAAGCCTAGATCCTGGAAGGAGGAAGTTGAGGGGTTCTTTCATGCTAGCCGATCGAAGCGGGAGAAGCGCTAA